GCCGTCTGGACCGCCAGACCGCTCCAGGCGAGGCCGAAGGCATGGACTTCAACCAGATGCTCGCGGACGGAAGCATCCGTGACCCCTGGGCTGGTGGGGGTTCAGCGGTCGAGGCCATGGATTTCGGCAGGATGAACGTCCAGTCCCTGATGGACGGAATGCAAGGAGAGTCAAATGCAAAACGCGGAACGCGTGTCTAACCCCCTGTACGTCACGATTCCTTTCGTATACTTCCAGATGTTGGCCCAGGCGTATTATGGGCAGGAGGTAGCGGACGGCATGGCGGCGACCCCCACCAGCCAGAAGGTGCCTCAGCCTGACCCGACGCCTGGTTCGCAGTTCAACCTCAAGGGCATTGAGCTCTTCGAGGAGATGCCGCCCGGCTGGAAGTCCCTGAGGAAGCGAAAGACAGATGGCGACTGACACGTACCCGCTGCCGAAGGACCGACAGCTGCTGGCCCAGATCGTGGACCAGCACGTCGAGCGCGAGCTGAACAAGCTGACGTACCGCAGGACCCTGTGGATCCTCGCGTGGTACTACCTGAACGGCTTCCGGCGGTTCGACGTCTTCGATCCGCGCACGAGCCGCGTGGTGCCGTACTACCTCGATGAGGACGGCAACATGGAGTTCCAGAGCACGGAGCTCATGTCGATCATCGACAAGACGACCGCTCGCCTGAACACGATGGACCTGCGGCCGAGGGCGCTGCGCCAGGGCTTCAGCCTGGCTGGCATCCGGGAGCGCAGCGTCGCGCAGCTGGTCGCGGATGCGGTGGTGGGGGACCAGCAGCTCGAGAAGGTCAAGCGGGAGTTCAACTACCTGTTCGCCCTGCTCGGGTGCGCGGGCATCACGGGCCACATGGTCGATCACCCGACCATCGGACTGACCGCGGATCTCGAGGTCATCCACCCCAAGGAACTGCTGCCGTTCCCGAGCCTCGGCCAGGATCACACCAAGGTGAGGGGCATCATCCGTCAGCGGGTCGTGCCCATGTCGTTCCTCCAGGACCGGTACGGCCGGAAGTTCCTGGAGCGCGAGAAGATGAAGATGGACGCGTGGAGCTGGGAGTGGGGCCACGACATGGAGGAGCCGGCGGATGCGCCCGGCAACGGATACGTGCTGAACAGCGCGGCAACGGGTGCGCTGAACGGCGTGCCCGGCGACAACGAGATGGAGGTCGTGAAGGTGCGGGAGCTGTGGCTCGATGGGCCGCGGGGGACCGTGGGCCGCTACATCGTGTCCAGCGGCAACGTCATCATCGACGACCGGGACCTCAGCGACGTCGAGACGTACTGCCCCATCGGCTACGCGCGTTTCATGGACAACGGCACGTTCCACGGCGCTGGCCTGTTCGACCTGATGTTCGGCATCGTGCGGGAGATGGAACGGCTGCTCAAGAGCCTGTTCAACAACATCCGGGACATCGACAAGTACGGCGTGCTGGTCATGCCGCAGGGCACGCTCAACGAGCGCGCGGTGATGAGGGACATCGGCAAGGGTCTCCGGTACGTCAGCTACAGCAAGGACGCGCTGTTGGGGGATGACTTCAAGCCGCTGGTGATCACGCCGCACAACGCGGGTGACGTGCCGGGCAAGGTCGCGCAGTTCGCGAAGGCGATTGTGGACAGCCTGAGCCCCGTGCAGGACCTGCTGCAGGAGAAGGGCCGCGTGGACAGCGCGCAGGGCCTGCAGTTCCTGGACGAGCAGATCAGCAAGGCGATGACGAACCCCACCAGCGGAGTGCAGGCCGCGTTCGGCGGCATGTACAAGAGCCTGGTGGCGAAGGCGAGCCGGGAGATGCTGGTGAGCGACCGGGCCGTGCCGGTGAACAAGCTGACGCTGGACCTGGCCGGTGCCGTGATCGACCCCGAGGCTGGCACGGTCAACTTCAAGAAGAACCCGATTCCCAACTTCGGGCAGATCAGCTTCACGGTGAAAGACACGAGCCCCCGCAGCGAGGTGGTGCGGAAGCAGGAGGCGATGGGCCTCCTGCAGGCAGGCGTGACGGACCCCGAGGGCCTGAAGCTGTTCGCGCTGAAGGAAGGCCTCGACTTCGCCATGTGGATGGACGAGGAGAAGAGCGCCTACGAGAGCGTCATCCGCAACATCCTGCTGCTGTACGGTGACGGACAGCAGACCCAGCAGATCGTGCTCACGCCGCACACGTGCAGGCCCGACCTGCAGCTCCGCGTGCTCAGCGCGTTCATGGCAAACCCGATCATGACCTTGGCGAGCCCTGCCGTGCAGGACGCGTTCAAGTCATACCGTGAGTCCCTGATCTCGTTCATGGGACAGTCCCTTCCCGCAATGGTCCCGAATCCCGACGACGTCGCCGTGGTGAACCCGCAGGCAGTCGCTGGGCGCATCGGGCCCGGAGCACAACCCCCAGGAGTGATGGCAAATGGCTGACGCAGAGATCCACCCCGACAACGCCCCCGAGGGCGACGATGGCATCGACATGGACACCGAGCTCGAGCTGGAGGACGGGACCGTGATCACGGTCGGCGACCTGCTGGCCCGCGCGAACAAGGCGCAGGACATGGAGCAGGAGGTGCAGAACCTGCAGCGGTTCCGGGAAAACGCCACCCGCCTGATGCGGGGAGACAACGCGGACGCGCAGGCTGCGTACGAAGTGCTGCGCGGTGCCGGTTTCAGCGACGAGGAGGCGCGTCAGTACGCGCAGGAGTACGTGGACGGAGAGCAGGGCGGAGACCAGGAGGCTGACGTGAGCGACGACGAGCAGATCCAGCGGATGCTGAAGGCGACGACCCGCGAGGCGGAGCAGAAGGCAGAGGCTGCCCAGCGGGAGGCGCGGGAGATCCGGCTGCGCTACCTGCGGGACGCCATGGAAAAGAATGTGGTTTCCGCAATTGACGGGAACCCGGAGATCGTTAAGATGCTGGAAACGCTCGACAAGACCCGCGGTCGCGAACATGCGACGGGTGCCTGGCGAGCTCTGCAGGAGCAGGTCCGCGAGGCCACCCTCAAGAACCTCTACGGTCGGCGTGATGCGGCCGGTGGTACGTTCAACGAGGACTGGGTCGCGGAAGAAGCCGCGAAGGCAGCGAAAGCGATTGCAGGAAATTATCGCACGGTAATCGGCGACATCGACGGCCTCGGCCGGTCGCCGGAAACGGACGGCGAGCTCGAGTTCTTGAAGTCCAAGCCAGAGGTCAAGCCGCCCGAATTCCAAAAGGGCATGGACCGAGGCATGGTTGACAAGAACGTTCGGGACTTCAACGTAGACGCGCTTTCCCGCATGGCAGCCGACGCAGCGGCTGGTGGGGAAACGAAGGTCTGATTCATCGCCTCCAACCGGTCCGTGACCGGAGATAACAACCGTGCCTTATTCAGTGCCTACTGGAACTCTCTTTGGCGCACAGAGCGTGCGTATCCAGGAGATTCTCAACAAGAACATCGAGGTGTTCCTCCCGGCCCTCGACCCGGCGTGGCGGGATACCACCGTTTCTAGTCAGGGTGTTGGTCAGTCTAGCCTCATCGGCCGTGACATGAAGATCCTCAAGATCTACATGGGCTCGATGGCTGGCGTGCTCGAGATGGCCGACAACCGCAACAACTTCGTGCTCTTCGGTGACAACACCATCACGAATGTTGCGGACAAGATGCAGACCCAGGGTCTTACTCAGACCTGGCCGGATGCTACGGAAGGCGCTATGGCGCGTCCGTACCGCCTGGGCATCGGCATGAAGGCCATGGTCAGCAACCTGCTTGTCACGCTCGGTGAGATGCAGGCTGAGGCCACCCCGGCCTTCATCGGCGAGATCCTTGCGCCCAAGCTCGAGGGTCACGCTCGCCTGATCGCGCACACGCTCTGCAACTACTGGTACATCAGCGACAACACCAACTACTCCCTTGGCAGCCCCCTTTCGTCTGCCACGGCTGTTTGGGATGCCGCTGCTGCCAATGGTCAGGGAACCTCCACCTACACCTTCTCTCCCAGCCTGCTGAATACTGATCGTTACGCAGTCGGCATGCGAGTGGATCTGTGGACTTCCGGCGGTAATCGCATCAACGAGACGAGCACGATTCGCAACAACGCGTTCGTCACCCGTGTTGATGAAGTGCGCAACATTGTCATCGTCACGGTGATTGGAAAGAACACCAGTGCTACTGGTTCCAACCAGCCGCTTGGCACTTCCGATACCGTCACCTACGCCAATAGCCGCGGTTACGGCATTGCCGGCATCAACAGCTGGCTCAAGAAGACGGGCAACCTCCTGGGCAACGACGCCGATACTGCTAACGCAATCGACGTTGATGTCCACCCGGAGTTCAAGTCGTTCTTCAAGGGCAGCGTTG